TACACTGATACGGAGTTTTGTAAGTTCAAACGCAACGCTCAAAAAGAAGTCAATTATTTGGTAAAAGAGTTTGAGTGTCGCAAGGCAGCAGATTCATACGCTCGTGCATCTACTGCTCGTACAGGTGTGCTTGATACTTCTAATCTACATACCTACAAATTCAATGAAGATCTTTTCAGGAAGGTGACAGTTCTTCCTGATGGTAAGAATCATGGTCTAGTGTTTGTTCTTGACTGGTCTGGATCAATGTCTCAGGTCATGAGTGACACATGTAAGCAACTCTTCAACCTTATTTGGTTCTGTAAAAAAGTAAACATTCCTTTTGAAGTTTATGCCTTCACTAATGAATGGAACAGAAATCACCTTGACAAAAATGGTGAGGTAGTTCCTGCAAACTTGATCGATCATATTGAGAGGAAAGAGGGATTGTTTGCCGTGGACGCTGATTTTTCTCTTATGAATATCTTGTCTAGTAAAGTCTCTGGTAAGGAGATGGAAAAACAGATGATTAGTGTGTGGAGACTTGCATATGCTTTCGGGCGCTCCTACTCTGCTAATTTTGCATGGCCTGATCGTCTCAGTCTCTCAGGCACTCCTCTTAATGAGTCTCTTGTTTGTCTTCATCAGATTCTTCCTAAGTTTCAACGAGACAACAAACTTCAGAAGGTTCAGTGTATTGTTTTGACTGATGGTGAAGCTAATCAACTTGCTCAATATAGGGAGATCAAGCGTTACTGGGAAAAAGATGGTGAATCATATATTGGTCTCAAGCGTATTGATCCAGGCAATACAATTATCAGGGATCGTAAGTTGGGCACCACCTATAAGTTTGGATATTCCTATCATGAATTTACTGATGTGATGCTTCGTAATCTAAAGGATAAGTTCCCTCAGGTTAATTTTATTGGAATGCGTGTTCTTGCATCTCGTGATGTTGGCAATTTCATGCGTCTTCACAACTCTCCTTCGGATAATGAATTTACTCGTCTTCAGAAAGAGTGGAAAAAAGAAAAGAGTTTCTGCATCAAGAACTCTGGATATGATGCATACTTTGGTTTGTCCTCTATTGCTTTGTCACAAGACTCAGAATTTGAAGTCAAAGATGATGCAACTAAAGCACAGATCAAGAGTGCTTTTGTCAAGTCTTTGAAGGTGAAAAAACTAAATAAGAAAGTCCTAGGCGAATTTATTTCTTTGGTAGCATGAAAGACGAACAGTTACCAGAATGGAGAAGGAAGGCACTTGCTGATCCAGAACTATCAGAATGGCAAGTGGAAGCTCTTATGAAAGGACCTCAGACTTTAGCGCAAGCATGGTTTCTAGGAGCGATGAGAATAAAATACAGTGGACAAAATTAAGACTGTCCAAAAGGGGGTCACATGACCCCCTTCCTCGTATATAATAACTTCAGTTCAAACAAAGCAAATGGGTCTTTCCAAAGAAAGCATCATCGACTGTCTCCGCGAATCCTATGGTGAGTCTGTAACGTCTGCTGAGATCAAAGCATTCTGTCAGATGAATGATTTCAACTATCAGACGATCACCAACAAACTGACTGATTACAAAGTCGGTCGTGGTAAGTGGAACCTGGAAGTAACGAAAGAGACTGTAGAAGAACTGGAAGTAACTTATAATGGACCTGCGGCAATGCCTGCCGTTGAACAGAACCTTATTCCTCAAAAAGATGATACCTTCGTCAAGTTTGGCAATTTCAGTGATGTTAAAAAAATTATTCAGTCCCGTCTATTCTACCCTACGTTTATCACAGGTCTCTCGGGCAATGGTAAAACGTTTTCTGTCGAACAAGCGTGTGCCCAACTCGGACGCGAACTCATCCGAGTCAACATCACTGTAGAGACTGATGAGGACGATCTTATTGGTGGTTTCCGTCTTGTGAACGGAGAGACCGTTTGGCATAACGGACCCGTCATTGAGGCACTGCAACGGGGTGCTGTGCTGCTCCTTGACGAGATTGACCTTGCATCTAACAAAATCCTTTGTCTTCAGTCTATTCTTGAAGGTAAAGGTGTTTTCCTCAAGAAGATTGGTAAGTGGGTTGCACCCGCAGATGGTTTCCAAGTATTCGCAACTGCAAATACCAAAGGTAAAGGTTCTGACGACGGTCGCTTCATCGGTACTAACGTTCTGAACGAAGCATTCCTTGAGCGATTCCCTGTTACCTTTGAGCAGGAGTATCCTACTGTTGCTGTTGAGCAGAAGATTCTTAGTAAGATCTGTAAGGATGAAGAGTTCTGTAAGCGACTTTCTGATTGGGCAGACATCATTCGCAAGACCTTCTATGATGGTGGTATTGAGGAGATTATCTCTACTCGCCGCTTGGTCCACATCGTGAAGGCGTACAGCATCTTCGGAGACAAGGCAAAAGCAATTCAAGTCTGTGTCAATCGTTTTGATGATGAAACCAAGCAGGCATTCCTGGAACTGTATGATAAGGTTGATGCTGACTTTGTGATGCCAATTGACGAGGAGGCACAGTCCTGATATAATATGGGAAACTCTTGGTCCTTTCTATACGATGAATTGAACATGGATGAACAACGCGACACAAGTCAAGATTTTTGGGAGAGTGATGGAATCAGTTTGATTGGTAATCCTGGTTCTGCGTCTTCTGACACTATTAATTTTGGAACTCGTCTTCCCGGTGGATTGGGAGATGATCACATTTCGTTTTCTCCCGATACTGGATGTATTACGTTTGGAGCTGCTGAACCAGTATCCAGTGATTATCTTTCTCTGGTTGGCAATGACACTATTTCCTTTGACCTAACTATGGATGAAAAGAACAACAAATACAAGTACAGTGAGGATGTAATCCTCAAAGAACTGCAAGAATATATTACTGGCACATACAATCAGCATTACTCTGCTGGTGATGATAAAATTCAAACACTTGATCGATATGATAAGAAAGGCACTGCACGTCGTGACATTATGAAGATCTTGCATTATGCTGTACTTCTGATGCATTTCAACGACAAAAATGCACAACGTGAAACTTACCCTCAGTGATGAAAATCCGCAACCCTATGAAACTTTCTGATAAAACTATTTCTGTCCTGAAGAACTTCTCTTCTATCAATCAGTCGATTCTGTTCAAAGAGGGTAGCAAACTTCGCACCATTAGTGTGATGAAGAATATCCTTGCAGAGGCAACTGTTACTGAAGAGTTCATGAAAGACTTTGGGATCTATGATCTCAATCAGTTTCTGAATGGTCTCAGTCTTCATCAGAAACCAGAACTTGATTTTGCTAATGATGGTTACGTTGTCATTCGTGAAGGCAAGATGAGGTCAAAGTATTTCTTTGCTGATCCGAATGTAATTGTCACTCCTCCTGAGAAAGCAATCAATCTTCCTAGTGAGGATGTGTGCTTTGAACTCAGAACTGAACAACTTGATAAACTTCTCAAGGCAGCAGCTGTCTATCAACTCCCTGACATTTCTGCTGTTGGTGAAGCAGGTGTTGTTAAGTTGCTTGTGCGTGATAAGAAAAATGACACGTCAAATGATTTTGCTATTGTTGTTGGAGAAACTGAAAACACTTTCTGTTTCAACTTCAAGGTAGAGAATATCAAAGTTCTTCCTGGAACTTATGAAGTTGTTGTATCTCAAAAACTTCTCTCTCGTTTCACAAGTAAAAATCATGACCTCACTTACTACATCGCACTCGAACCAGACTCCACCTTCGGGTAAGAGGGATTATCAAGGTCCTCTCTATGCTCCTTGGTGGAAAGTTGAAGAGGGGAAAAAACAATTTCGTGAATGGGTAGAAAAAAATGAAAGTGGGATTTAATTGTAGTTCTTTTGACTTGTTTCATGCTGGTCATGTGACTATGCTAAAAATGGAGAAGCAGTTGTGTGACTATTTGATTGTTGCACTTCAAGTTGATCCCACCATTGATCGACCAGGCATCAAGAACAAACCAACTCAATCTGTGTATGAACGATATGTTCAGGTTCAAGGTTGCAAGTATGTTGATGAAATTCTTGTGTATGAGACTGAGGGTGATTTGCTGAACATGATCAAAACTCAAAATATCAATATTAGATTTTTGAGTGAGGAATACAAAGATAAGGAATTTACAGGTAAGCAATACTGTATTGATAATGGTATTGAACTTCATTTCCATAAACGTCGTCACCAATATTCATCAACTGAATTGAGGAATCGCGTGTATTCTTTGGAAAAAGAGAAACGAGATAAAAAGAATGATGTAGCATCTGTTGAACAATACTCTCCAAAACTTCTTGATAAGTATGAATTAAAAAATGACTGATAATATTTTTGTTACTGGTGGTGCAGGATTTATTGGAAGTAACTTTTGTCACTATCTGAAGTCAAAGGGACTTGAAAATGTAATCATCTTAGACATGTTTACATACGCGGCAAATCCAGATAATCTTCAGGGACTTGACTATCAAGTCAAAGGAGTTGATCTTGCAGAGAAAAATCGAGTAGATGAACTATTCGCTAAGTATAAACCAAAGAGTGTCTTTCACTTTGCTGCAGAGACTCATGTTGACAATTCAATCAAAGATGTCACACCATTTATTTCATCAAATGTGATTGGTACAATCAATCTTCTAAATGCTTCAGTAAAGCATGAAGTTGAAGGATTTCATCATATCTCAACTGATGAAGTCTATGGTGCTTTGAAATTAGATGATCCTGCCTTTACTGAGCAGACTCCATATGATCCTCAGAATCCGTATTCTGCTTCCAAGGCTTCCAGTGATCACTTCGTTATGGCATATCACAATACATA